ACATGGGAATTATAATACTTAAAAGGTAACATATAATATCCAGTTCTTTGAGAAAACGCAACTGATTCTGAAATTGCGGGTTCTCCACCCTCTGACGCAGATTCAAATCTATCTGACCATACATGACCCTGTTCTGGGAGACAAACTCCAGTAACATAATCATGTTGAACATCTAGATCTATATCTTCGTCAGTAAGGATTATTACTGGCTTCATCCCAGATGGTGTCATTAATGTTCGCACGAAACGAGCATCAATGGCACCAGGAGGTAATGAAACATCGATAGCTTGATTTGAGATAGCTGATTCTGTTGTATGAATCAACTGAGAATGGGATAGGGTACGAGAAGTATTCGAAGGAAGTTCGTTTACAAGGGTATCGGTTTGGTTGTGGTACTTAGTACCTGAATTAACTGTTTTCATTGAAGAATCCATGATAATCTTTAGTATTAATTTTCCACAGGGGGCCAACAACGTTTTACTGATATCTATTCATTAGGTATTGGTAGTAATCAGAATATTTTGGATAAAATCCACGAATATCCTGCTTAAGTTGACAATTACGGATACCCCTCTGTAAAGCTTTTGCAAATTTATTGAAATATTCAGTTCCATGCATTACAGCTTCTAATAAGCCTTCTTCTATTAATTCTTTATGAGTCATAACATCATTAGGAGAGATATTAGTCCAATTAAATCTCATTTCAATCGAATCCGTTTCAATGGGGCACAATACAATGCTAGGTGATATAACTTTAAATTTTCTTTTAAGGAATGATAATTCTTCGATAGGTTTCGTTGCACCTTCTAAACTTTTAGTTGCATCAGTGTAATCTTGTTCGAGTTCGTCAATCATAATTTTGGAAACATTTGCAAAAGTATATCCAAGAGCAATATCGGCAGTGTAAATGACATCATCACCAAAGGCTCGGAGAGTTACTGCATCCAGGAACTTATTCAGTCCCTGATATCCAGTAATTCTGATGAAACAATACCAGTGATACAAGAAATTGACCATACAGTTCATAATAGTTGTCATAGGAGATCCCGAAGGATTTCCATGTTCATCCATATAAACAGTAAAGGCAGACACAGAAATAGATCTTACATTTTCATCCAAGAGTATTTCTATAATCTTATCAATTTCCGGATCATTTCCATTTCTAGAACCTATAGTATTACGAATAATCCTACAGGCTATATCCATGAATTCTGGTCGAAGGTTTCCATCAAAGGTTCCGAAGTCAGCATCACATCCGAGATTACTTTTAAATTTTAGATCATTATAAAGTTTTGCCCATTGAGGAGAGGTTGAATTTATTCCCACAGAGTGAAACATTGTTCCTTGAAATTTTGTCCATTCAGTTTTAAATTTTCCGAGATATTTCTTGAGCAAGATAACTTTATCAAAGGGTACATTCTTAAAAACTCTAGGCTTATCTACTTTATTGAGTGGGCGAACTTCATCTTTTAAACAATCTTTATTAATTGAAAGGGTTCTAAATCCAAGTTTTGCAAGTCTTTCAGTTTCTTCTATACTTTTGAACAATTCTACAGTATCAGGATTTCCAAAATCAAATTCGCGATAAATATTTCCGTCGGTATCATGTTGATATTTTATAAAATGTTCTTTCTTGTGAGCATGACCTTTACTAGTTTGTGCCCATGGAATGCCAGCAGAAGTACGCATATCTAGAGGATGGGAATCGGTATCAAGGGGATTTCCATTAAGAATTTCATAATTAGAGGATATTCCAATATTCTTGTCTTCAAATTGTTCAATATAGTATTGACTTAAATCAGATTCCATTGATTCTAAAATTGTAGGATCAATAGTATTTTTAAAGACTTTTCCGAATTTTTCAGTTCTTGTAATGAGTAAATTTGGTTGTCCATGAGCATCAAGACGAAGGGTCGATTTGTCTTGTACTTGAGTTGTTGATAAATGAGCAGGTGCATGTTTTACTTCAAATGAACCGTGGAGAGGATGTTTTATTATTCCAGTTGAAGCAGCAGGTCGAGCAAAATATGTAAGTTCACCTAAGTACTCAAAATTGCCATTAGGTAAATTCGAGGTAGGGATTGCCACATCTTGTATCTGATTCATCAAGTCTACAATAGGAAATTTTGAAAATTTTTGTTCAATAACTAATTCTGAAAATTCTTCTTTTGCGATGACTGGAATAAGTGAGTCTATCAAATCCTTGGTTACAATTGCAGAGAAAGCACGATCTTCCGCTCCCACTACATGAAATCCAATAATCTTCTTTTTAATTGAAGTATTAAATGCAACCAAAACTCCACCACAATCGCCAGCGGCGGTTACAGGAGCTAAAGTAGAAGTAGCTTGGACTTCATATAGTTTTTCATACATTTTAACTCCAGTCTTTTGGAGACAAATTTGTTTATGATTAACAGCAGATGCAGTTACAAGTTGACACAGACCAAGGATAGGTAAATGCTGGAGGACATAAATCTTTTCATTAGCAAACTTAATATATTCATCATCAGAGATAAGGTTATTATAAAAGCGTTGATTAAAAGTTACATGTTTATCTACAAATTCCCATACAGCTACGTCACGATTATCTTTCTTACCAACTAGGGTCATAGGAATATCTACAATTTTTCCATTAATTACAATTTCAAACGAATAAGTAGCACTAGGATCAGCAGAAGTATGGAGATGAGCTGGAGTAGCTATATATTTTCCAAAGGGATGTCCGTGGAGGGTATAACATTTTGTTCCAATTGTTCTTTTACATTTTAAAGTATTTTTAACTACTGCTGAGAAAAGATCACGTGAACCGCAATCTAAAGCATGTTGTTCAACTCCAGCTACAATTTTTGAAATTTTGATCTTTTCTTTATGTTCTGAACCAGGATTATGTCCACCAAAATCATATTCTTCAGACAATTCTTGAGGAGTAGCAAGCCAATCAGCAATTTGAAGTTTTGTGGGAGGTATAAAAACAGGAGTAGGTAAGTCAATGTTTCCTTCTTGGTTTAAAGTTCTCTTAACCTTTGCAATTCGTTCAGCTTTTGGTGATTCTTCTTGATAATAGGGTTCTTCATTCATACTAGATTTACGCCAGTTATTAGTACTCTGCTGTTTATTAGCAGATTTACTTGAACTTTCTTCTTCTCTACGAGGTACACGCCAGTTATTAGGATATTGTCGTCTATTAACATTCTCTTCTGGAGACTCTTCTTGTTTTAGAGAGCGTTTAGTTTTAGGCATTCGTTCAGCTTTAGGAGATTCTTCTTCTCGAAGAGTTCTTTTATGTATTGCCATTCGTTCAGCTTTTGGAGATTCTTCTTCACGATAAGTCAGGATTGTTCCAGCAGTACTTAAGACATCAACATCTGGGGTAATTTCTGATTCTGTACAGACATGTAAATCAAACCAATTTTTATAATATTTTAATTTTCTGGGATCAACTGCTTCTACGGGGAGAGCATGGGAACATTGACCATCACAAGCATCTTTACTACATGCTACACAGTAATCTTTCAAACAATAAGAACCAAATTTCGGGAATTCGATACATACATCCATATGATCACCAGGAACCATAAAATAACAATGTTGTTCATGAAATTTTTGTTGAATTTCTTGGAAATTCTCTACTGAACAAGCACAATTAGTACATGCTTCTGTCATTACAAAAGTTTTACACTTATAAATAATAAAAGCTCCAATACCTAAAATTACAGGAATAGCATAAGAAATATTATATAAATCATTAATTGTTTCGAAAACCATATAAGAAAAATCTGATATTTCATCATTAACCTTAAGATAAGTCATAAGAATAGATATAAAACTCATAACTATAGAAGAAATAGGAGCTACACACGCTGCAACCATACAACCCATAAAGGAAACCATTTTAATAAAGGGTCTGAAAGAATCATAAATCTTATGGTAAAGGGTAAGGAAGTAGAGATGCATTTTATCAGTAAAACAATAATCATCAAAATCATCGACATGTTCAACATCGGGGTCAATATAATGCATAGAAAAATTTTCATAGGTACGATGAAGGGTTCCAGTAAGGGTATTAAGGAAAAGATAAGATCCATCTACATCTTCAACAATAAGAGCAAAGCCAGAATCATTAAAATCAGATTGAGTCAAACAATACAAAATAGTTCTAGAATCATTATAAAGATTATTATAAGCAGCAAGATCAGCAATGGAATATAATCCTTCATCACCAGGTTCACACGGATTTCTAACTTTAAGTTTACGCATAAATCTATAAATACTACGATCTTGACGATATTTTGCACAAGAAGAGGTCCAATCCTGTTCAAGATATACTTTTGTTAAAGTATCAGGAACATCTCCGGGAATGATGTCTATGTAATGACCATATTCATCATCTCCTTGAGCGGCTGCAAGACCGGCTTGAAACATATCATGTTTGATCTTCATTGCTTCAATAATATGTCTACAGATATCATCAATCGTAACTTTCTTAGTAGATGTATTCTTTCTATAGGAGTATACTTCTCCTGCTGTTTCTGCAAGATCTAACCATTTAAAATCATTATCAAAACCATCTTTAGGAACACTCTGACCAGCAATTTTAGTAAAGCGAATAACAGTAAAACGACGATGTAAAGCATCAATACAATTAATTGTAGTACTGGAAGTTGGCCAAATATTTGAAGAAGCTAGAAGTAATTTAGAAACATACGGTTTGCCTTTTTCACTCAATTCAGCTTGACGGGTAGGAAAAACAACACAAGATATAAAATTTAACATATCCTTATGATCTAAGTGATCTACTCTACTAAACAAATCATCAACAGCATGAATTTCTTGACCATTATATCCCTGATGGTAGTCATCAGTAGTATTTTGTTGCCATGTGGTCCAATCATCAAAGTCATCCATAAAAAGATAATCATCCTTATTACTATATTCACTCTTGTAAATTTTACCTATTCGAGATTTAATTTGGCACATAAGTTGACTTTTTCCTAATTTTGGAAGTCCATGAAAAAGAAAAGCGACAGGTTCTTGTCGACGTCCATTTGTTGCACGCACATAATCAATAGCAGCTTTCATTCGAATATAACGAGTATTAAATTGCATCAAATCAGCACAAAAATTAGTATTTCTAATGGACATATAAACTCCAGTATCTACTTGTTTCTTAATTTCCTGAATCTTATTATAACATTTCATAAAATCTTTAAAATTCTCATCACGAACAAAAGCTACACTTTTAGTAGCTACCAAAGCTTCGAACTTTGGTGTTTTCTCAATAATTTCAATCATTCCATTACGAAGTTCTGTGATAGCTTTAGCCTTAGAAGTAATATCAAAACCAAATTCAGACAGGACGTCACCAAGAATATCAGCAAGTTTATCGAGAGATTCCATTTCCTTTGTAGTATTATTCAAATTAGTAGTAAATTTTGCAATAAATGGAACCGGAGAATATTTGCCAAGAAAAGAAGCAAGGAAAACCATAAGTTTCTTAGTATTTGTAAAATTACTTTGTTCTTGAGGCTTCTTAGAAAAGAAATCGGAGATATAATTAATTAGTCCTGTATCCAATCCGAGAATAGAGAGCAATGGAATTACGTGAGTTATTAGGCCAGCCATTGATTCAGATGTTGAGATTCCTGTAGCACAGGCAAGAATGGCAGGCCAACTATGTTTTATTCTTGCTGAAAAAGTTTCAACAGTAACTATTTTATCAGCATGCTTCTCAAGTTTTCCGAGAGTTTCATGTCCAGCGTTAGTAAATTTTGTAATAGAATTTAAGGTTTCAATCAAATGGGGTACAAATTCTTGCATAGAAGATACTGACGTAGCAGCACCTTCAATTTCAGGAGCCATTGAACGTAAGACTGAAGTTGTTTCATTTATAGCAGTTTTTACATCTGCAGCAGTCTCCTCAATAGATGTAAAACATTTATTGAGATTTTCAACGGTGCCTCTACCAGGGATGTAATCGTATATTCCCTGTTCTTCTCCCTCTTCCACATTAACTGGAGGTCTATAATCGTTAACATGGTCGAGGAAATCTTGTACAACCTTTCCATTTCCACGCAAAATATTTCGCAGAGTACGTGCATTGTTATTGAGCTTTATGTAGTCAACAACAGTAACACTATCCACAAGATATTTTACATACAAAAGGATTTGATCCAAATACTCAATCTTGGTTGTCAGATTAAGCAAAGTAAATAAAAGAGGTTTTCTTTTATGAACTGGGATCGAGAGCAGAAGCTCTTGGAAGTCTGAAATAATATCAAACAATGACAAAAATTTGTCAAATTTTAGATGGAACATCTTATCAAGCAGAGTTGTAATTAGCTTGTCAGTAGCCTCATCTAGAGGTACACACAGTTTGTGCGTTTGTTCAGGAAGTGAACATTTTGTATCAAAAGAAGGTTTGACCTTCTTATTGATAGGGAAATATTCCCAAAGAGTTGGATCTTTAAGAACTCCCATTTTGTTTGGATTTTGACTGTAAGTAAGTCAACTGAGTTTTCAAAACTCTTTACAAATATACTAGGAAATTTGTATGAATAATCAATTCAATATGCTATGGGCAATTGTTGAATGATTAATTTTGGTACTGCGAAGCGATACGAGCTTTGGTACTACGAAGCGATACGAGCTTTGGTACTATGAAGCGATACGAGCTTTGGTACTACGAAGCGATACGAGCTTTAGTACTATAATGCGGTACGAGCACGACTGTGAGTAAGTCAACTGAGTTTCTGAAACTCTTCGTAGGATCTCTAACGGGGAGTCCGTATAATTGTTATTATAATTAATCAATTCAGTATGCTCTGGGCGATTGCTGAATGATAGGCTTGGTATTACGAAGCGATACGAGCTTTGGTATTACGAAGCGATACGAGCTTGGTACTATAATGCGGTACGAGCAAGACTGTAAGTAAGTCAACTGAGTTTCTTAAACTCTTCAAGGGTTCTCTAACGGGGAGTCCGACGTTCGGTTATGGTGTGTCTCTGCA